TAAAACCTAAAGATTTTAAAACACCTAGATAGACATGGCAACAGCATTATTTATAAATAGAAATGATTTAGTAAAAAATACTATAATAGATGGGAATGTTCAAGCTGATAAGCTGATGCATTTTATAGAAATAGCACAAGAAATACATGTGCAAAACTATCTAGGAACAGATCTATACACAAAGTTACAAACAATGATTACTAATGATACCATAAGTGGTACAGTCTATGAGACATTATTAGTTAATCATGTACAGCCTATGGTAATACATTTTGCTATGGTTGATTTTCTTCCTTTTGCTGCCTATCAGATTAAGCAAGGAGGAATTTTTAAGCATGTTTCTGAAAATGCAGAGACAGTAGATAAGAATGAAGTGGACTATTTAGTAGAAAAAGAAAGAACTCTTGCTGAATATTACACAAGAAGGTTTATACAGTTTATGGATTTTAATCAATCATCTTATCCTGAATATACATCTAACACAAATGATGATATATATCCTGATAGAGATGAACCAACATTTCAAGGATGGGTACTATGAAAACATATAAACCTAAGCAAAAAAACATTATAAAGTTAATGAGATATATAAACAATAAATTTAAAACAATAAAAAATGGCAAGTAGTTTAACAGGAATATCTATTGCATCCAGTTATGATTCTCTTATAAAAGTAGGAGATAATGATGGGCTTACTTCATCTTTAAAGGTGATTTCTGATGGTTTAGGGACATCATCAGGTGTAAGTCTTAATAATGCAGGAGATTTAACAGCAACAGGTACTATAACAGGTAATTCATTTGTTGGAGACCTGAGTGGAAATATCTCAGGAAACTCAACAGTAAGTGGTACTTTAACTTTTGGATCATTATCTGATGGTTCAATTACAATAACAGACTTCAAAGATGAAGATAACATGGCATCTAATAGCTCTACAGCTTTAGCAACTCAGCAAAGTATAAAAGCATATGTAGATGCACAGGTAACTGCAAGTGATCTTGACTTTCAAGGTGATTCAGGAGGTTCACAATCTATAGATTTAGATACAGAAACCTTTACAATAGCAGGTACAAGTAATGAAATAACAACAACATCAGCAGGAAATGCTTTAACAATAGCATTAAATCCTAATATTAGTGGATTAACTTCTGTTGCAGCAACAACTTTTACTGGAGCTTTAACTGGTAATGCTACTACAGCCACAACATTGGCAACAAGTAGAAATATTGCAGGTGTAGCTTTTGATGGAAGTGCAGATATTTCATTAACTACAGCAAATATTACAGAGGGATCCAACTTGTATTACACACAGGCAAGATTTGATGCAGCTTTAGCAGCTAAATCAACATCTGATCTTTCTGAAGGAACCAATTTATATCTAACCAATGCAAGGGTGGATGCAAGAATTGCTTTACAAGTAGGATCTAATTTAGATTTATCAAGTAAAACAACATCAGATTTAAGTGAAGGTACTAACAAGTATTTTACAGATGAGAGAGTAGATGACAGAGTTGCTAGTTTAGTAGTTGCAGGGACAGGCATAACAAAAGCCTATGATGATGTAGCTAATACATTGACAATTACCAACTCATCACCTGACCAAACAGTTGCTATTACTGCAACAAGTGCTACTGGAGTAAGTGCATCAGGTACTTATCCTAACTTTGTTATTGCAGGAACAGATGCATCTACAAGTGCAAAAGGGGTTGCTAGTTTCTCATCATCACATTTTAGTGTAGCTAGTGGAGCTGTAAGTTTAGCAGCAGATTCTATAGATGATACACTAATAGACTTTGGAACAGGAGCAAATCAAGTTAATACAGATGATTTACCTGAGGGATCTACAAATGTTTATTGGACAGCAGAGAGAACAGATGATCAAGTTAATACACTATTAACAGCAGGAGCAGGTATAGGACTTACTTATAATGATGGAGCAGGTACATTAACTATTGCATCTACACAAAGTGGTATTGGATTAGCAGATTTTAGTGCTGTTGATGCAGGAGGTGATGGTTCATTTAGTTATGATAATACTAGTGGAGCCTTTACATACACAGGTCCTAGCCAATCAGAAGTACAAGCACACATTACTAAGTCTTATGTTGATGGATTAGGTATTGCAGCAACTACAGCAGCAAACTTAACTGGTACACCTAATATCTCAGTAGGTACTATAGGAGCTAGTGGAAATATTACAGGTAATTTAGTGGGAGATGTAACAGGTAATGTAACAGGAAATGTAAGTGGTTCATCAGGATCTACTACAGGTAATGCTGCAACTGCAACAGCTCTTGCAACATCTAGAAATATATCAGGAGTTGCATTTGATGGTACAGCAGACATAACTTTAAACACATCAGCAATAACAGAGAACACAAATCTTTATTATACTGATGCTAGAGTACAAGCAGTAAGTATTAACAATGTTGTAGAAGATACTACACCACAACTAGGAGGCAATTTAGATGCTCAGTCTTATAACATTACAACAACTGGGAAGATTTATTATGCTAACATGTTTGCAACAGAAGGTGATTTGCCAAGTGCATCAACTTATCATGGTATGTTCTCTCATGTACATGGAACAGGAAAAGGATATTTTGCACATGCAGGTAACTGGATTAAGTTAATAGATGAGACTAACTCAACAACAGATGTTTTAACAGAAGGAAGTTCCAATCTTTATTTTACTACAGCTAGAGCAAATAGTAACTTTGATACTAAATTAGCAGCTGCTGATACAGATGACCTTTCACAAGGAACTACTAATCTTTATAATCAAACACATACTGGTGATGTTACTGGTGCAACTGCATTAACTATTGCAAATGATGCAGTAACTACAGCTAAGATACTTGATGCAAATATAACAACTGCTAAAATAGCTGATAACAATATTACAACAGCTAAAATATTAGATGATAATATTACAACTGCAAAAATTCTTGATGCAAACATTACAACTGCAAAACTGGCTAATGACTCAGTTACAGCAGACAAAGTTGCATCAGATCTTAGAGCAGTAGAGTATATTGGTTTAGATTCTACAGATTATCTACAGTTTGTGGACAATACACATGTAGACATGTTTATTAATAATGTACATAAATTTAGATTTGAAGCTGATGGAGATTTCCATGCTGATGGAGATGTGATTGCATACTCAACAACAACACCTTCTGATGAAAGATTAAAAGAAAATGTTAAAGTAATTGAGAATCCATTAGAAAAGTTAGACCAGTTAAGGGGTGTAACATTTGACTGGATTGACAGAGATGATAAAAGATCAGGTGGTATTATAGCACAAGAGCTAGAGAAAGTAATGCCTGAACTTGTAAGAGAAGTTGATAGTTTAAAAACTGAAGATGGATTTAAAGCAGTTGATTATAATGGTTTAATTGGATTATTAATTGAAGCTGTTAAAGAATTAAGTGATAAATGTAATAATTGTAATAAATAAATATGGCTCTACAAGGTGATATAACATGGACTACTGTTAAGTATAGTTCTACAGAATTTGAAGATCAAGTCATTACATATCCTGATGAGATGAATGAAAATGATCCTAATTATGATAAAGCAGGTACATCAGAAACAGTTCAAGTTGAAAAACAGATCATAACAATAAAAGATTATGATGATGTTTATCTATGGGTAAAACAAATAGATGTTATTTATAATTATAATGGTGAAAATAAAAATGAAGGTATTCATTATCACATAGCAGCATATAACTCTAAAGAAGAAAGAAATGAAGATCAAGAAAACTTTCTTTTTCATTATGTAAGAGAATTACACAATGTGAATAAAGATGCTAATTTATGGCAGCAATGTTATAATGATCTAAAAAGTGATGAAACATTTTCTAATTTAACAGATATATAGTAATGGCAGTACCTAGTTCAGGAGAGTTAAAATTAAGAGAAGATATTAATCAAGAGATAAATGGTAATGATTCAGACACAAATGTATCACTAGGAACTTTATCTAATGATGCCTCTTTTACTGAACCTGATAATATGAGTGAGTTTTATGGCTATACATCTTGTGGTACACCAACTTTTGGTTCAGCATCAGCATCAGCTAGTCCTGATGGTCATATAAATGCACAAGGAATTTTATATACTAATGGACCTTCATGTAATGTTACTGGGTGTGGATTATACATAGGAACTTCAAGTAATATAGCAAATGCTACAAAATACACTACTGCAACATCATGGGGAATTTATTCATGGAAATATTTTAATAAAACTGGTTACACAAATGGATCAACTTATTATGTTTGGATATGGGCATACAATGGAGCAAATGAAGGAGTGTCTAATATGTACACAGTTACAGTTCCTGCTGCTTATGTGCCAATTTCAGCTGCTAATTTTTCTTTGCAGGGTGATAGTCAAATATACCATTATGCAAATGGATGTAGAGGAAGTATAATCAATAGTTTAATACAAACTCATACTAACAATTCTAGTTCAACTGTTTATTATGATTACTATCAAAAATATACTACAACTTATAATGCAAGTCAATATAATCAAACTTGTCCAAATCAATGTAGGAAAGACTATCTTAATGAACATTTGACTGGAAATCAAGTACTACAAAAAACAAGGTCTTTTGAATGGAATTATAATGGAGCAGGTGGTGCTTATTTATCTTGTTTTTTATGTGCTGATCCTGCTAATTCACCACAATATTTAAATAATATTTTAGTAATAACAAAAAGTGGTTACACAACAAGACAGTATAGTATGAATTTATTGTATTGGAGGTATAATTAAAATAGAGTATAAACCAATAAAAAAAAATAAAAAATGTCAGATGATTTTGATAAAATAAAAGGTAAAAAATTAAACATAACAGTTGAAAATCTTGTAACAATAGGTTTTGTGATAGTTACTGTAACTGGCATGTGGTTTTCTTTGCAAGGTGAAATAGAACTTGCTAAAGAGCTGCCTGAACCTGAGGTGTCTAGAACAGAATATGACTTAAAAGATCAGTTAATTAGAGAAACTATTATATCAACACAAGAAAAAGTTGAGGAGAATGGTGAGAAATTGAAAGATATAGATGAAAAGTTATTTGAAATTATAAAAAATAAGTAATGAGAACATTAATATTAGCTTTATTGTTATCTACATTTAGTTATGGACAAGAAATGAGTATAGTTCATTTTAACTATGAGTGGAATAGTGGTAGAGCATACAAAGGCTTAGATAGGTTGAAAGGAATAGATGTGCAATATGCATATGTAGAACAACAATCAGAAGCAATTAGAAAAAGTATTAAATCAGTTCCTACAATAGTAATTTATAAAGATGGTAAACCTATAGAAGTTATTGAGGGAGGATTAAAAATGAAGATTGATATGACTATAGAAGAATTAATAGCATTAATAGATAAACATAAAAAAAGAAAACAAACATAATATGGTAAGAATTTTAACTTGGTTAATCAATAAAATAAAAGCATTTAACAACAAAGTTTCAACTGCATGGAATAAGTGGTTAAAGAAAATAAAAATGTAATTATGGCTATAGAAGGTAAATGTATATATATAGAAACAAGTTTGTCTGAAACAGAAACAGTTGAAGAAACTTACACAACACCTGATGGTGAATCTCATACTGTGCAGGTGCCAAAAACTATTGTAACTACAACTGATTTTGACTATGCATACATTTCTATAAAGGAAATATTAATAATAGATAACTTTGGAACTGATAATAATGGCAATATTGTTAAAAGATCTATACTGACTTTTCAGGTAGCAGGTTATTTAGATAAAGAAACAAAGTATTTAGATCAAGAGAATTGGTTGTTTTGGCAATCAGGTTTTCAAGTATATGATTTTGATGTCAATTTAAGTACATATCAAATAGCATATAATCATCTAAAACAACAAGAAGGATTTTTAGAAACAGTAAATTGTTAAATTATGGCAGTACCATCATCAGGGCAACTAAGACTCAGAGCTGACATTAATGAAGAAGTGAATGGCAATAATACAGACAATAATGTATCTCTTGGCACATTAAGTAATGATGTAGGATTTGCAGATCCTGACAACATGAGTGAATTTTATGGTTACACATCTTGTAGTACACCTACAGGAGTAGGCATGAATATATTAGGAGCAGCTACACCAGTTCAATTTTTTTGTAGAGGAAGATATACTGGTAGTAATGGAGGTTGTAATGTAAACAGTTATGGTTTTTATATGGGGACAAATAGTTCAGGACCAACAGCAAATACTAAATATGAGAGTGGTACTGATAACAAAGGTATTTATTCAATTTGGGATAAAACATTTACTGGTTTAACTCCTAATACAACTTATTATATATGGGTTTATGTGTCTAATGTAGCAGGACATACTGGTTATTCACCTATGTCTACTAGAACAACACAGCCTCCATATATTTCAGCACAACAAAATGCAGGTGCTACATCATGTAGTGGTGATACAAATGTGTATGGATGTAATGGTGCATCTTATACTTGGAGTTGGAATTTAAATTATAGAGATGCATACACAGGTTTTACTGATGGAGGAAGTTTTACATCAACTCACAGCTCACCTTATGCTTATAAAATACCTGGAAATGTGGCAGGATGTCCAACAACTCTAACAAATTATAACCAGTCTAATACTGGAGCAATGCATTCTTTAGCTTATCAATGTGTATTACCTGGTACTGGAGGTCCAACATTTAACACAACAGTAACTTATGCTAAATCAGGTTACACATCTAGGGTTTATAGTGCTTGTACCATTACATGTACTGATTAATGATTGTGCAATTAAAACATATAATTAATGGTTGGAGTAATTATTTACTGCATCATGCTAATTTATTGTCAAAAGATATACAAAAAAAAGGTGAAGATAGATTTAATATTTGTTTAAATTGTGAGATAAGAGTAAATAACATATGTGCTAAATCTAAAAAAGGTATAGATGTTAAAACAAAAGAAGAAAAGAATGGATGTGGTTGTGTTTTATATGCAAAAGTTTTAGTAGAAGATGCAGCATGTCCTTTGAATAAATGGTAAATATTATGAAGTTAAGTAAGAATTTAAGTTTAGCAGAGGTAGTGAGATCAGAGACAGCAAAGAGGCTAGATATAGATAACACTCCTACTAAAGAACATATAGAGAATCTTAAAACAATAGCTGAGAAGGTGTTTCAGCCAATTAGAGAGCATTTTAACTGTCCTATTCATGTTTCTAGTGGATATAGAGGAGAGGCATTAAATAAAGCTCTTAGAGGAGCTAGTAAGACTAGTTTACATATGACAGGTCAAGCATTAGATATAGATATGGATTTTACTAAAGTATCTAATACAGATGTATTT